TTAATGGATGGGGAGACATTGTTTCAGGCTCACTGGTTCAGTTTCCAAATGAGCCTGAAAGATTTATTGTTGGAGAAGTATTTACAAATAATACTTGCCTGTTGTATAATAATCGTGGTAAATGTATTGGTACATTTACCTTACAAGAGATTGGTGATTTTATAGTATGAGGAGTGAATTATGAGTGCTTGGATAGGATTTGGTGGCTCAGTCTTGACAGCATTGCTATCACTGTTCGGTGTAATCTATGCTTCAAGAAAACAACATAGTGTTACAGTAGAAGAAGTAAAATCAGAGATTGCACTGGTTAAAAAGGACATAACCACTTTAGAAGCCAGCGTTTCTAAACATAACAGTGTTATAGACCGTATGTATAAAGCTGAAAGTGATATAGCTGTTATTCAGGAAAAAATGAAAGTTGCAAATAACAGAATTGAAGATTTAGAGAGGGTGACAGAACAATGAATGAAGAAAACAATTCATTAGCATTAGAGTTGTTGCACGAGGTTAAACGCACATCCAAAAGATGGTTCATTTTATTTATTGTTGTATTAGTATTATTTTTTGCTACTAATTTAGCGTGGTTGTATGCTTGGACATTACCTATTGAGGAAACAACAACCACAACTTATGATTTAGATAGTGAAGATAATGGAAACGCTATTGTAAATACAGATGGGGAGGTTAATATCAATGGCACGAGTAAGAGTAACTAAATCAACTAAAAGACGTAGAGGCGGTGGCAGACGAAAATAAGATGATGGTTTCAGACTTTACAATGCCTGAACTCGAATATCTTAGACAGCAGTGTAATTTCGTGAATTTAGAGAAAGATGTGTTTGAGTTGAGAGCACAAGGAATACCACTAGAACGAATTGCAGAAGAATTAAATATCAGTGTTGACTATGCAAGAAAGCTAAGTCAACGAGTAAACAAGAAAATAATCAGAATTTTATAGTACATTTTTAGTACATTTCTAATACATTTTTAGGACACATTCACTACATTGTGAGTGTGTCCTTTTCTTTTTATACTTTAATCATAAAAGCAGAGGAGGTTTTTATGGTTAGTAATCTTCCTATAGAGGAGTTAGTAAAAATCAATCTAAAATTCAATCAAATATTAAGGGAGGGATATGATGATGTATCAGCCGTACAACCAGTATTATCAGCCAATAAACCCATATATAAATCCGACAGTTCAATCAACCACTCAAACAAGTTTAACAAGGGTAACAGGTATTGATGGTGCAAAAGCATATCAAATGCCAGCTAACAGTACAGTAGCTCTCTTTGATAACAATGATGATCTAATGTATATCAAAACCACTGACGGAGCTGGATTTCCAACAATTCGTTGCTTTGAATTTAAAGAACGAGTTGCCGAAACTGCACAAAATGTTTCAAATACAGAGTTTGTCAGTAAAGCAGAGTTTGAACAGTTTAAAAAGGAGGTAGCAGAATATGTCGAGCAGTCTTTTTGGAAACCAAACACAATGTCAAATACCAACACAGCTAATACAACAAGCCAAACAAATGGTGCAAGCAAACAGTCCACAAGTTCAAATGTTAATGAATATGGTACAAGGTAAAGGTATGAGCGCTGAACAAATGGTTAGGGGTATTTGTCAACAAAGAGGAATTGATGTGAATAGCTTTATGGCACAATTAAGGTAAGTTATTGCAATAACATATAAATATTTTTAAATGAAAGAAGGTGTATTTTTATGGAGTCAGCTTTATCAGCAAGTGACGTAGCCCTCTTGAATAATGATGGAGGATTTGGCGGTGGTAATTCATTTATGTGGATTTTCGCTTTACTCATTCTTTTCTGGGGCGGTAATGGTATGTGGGGCGGTAACAGAAGCAATGGTGACACTGTTACAGAAGCAACACTGTCTAATGCAATGAATTTCAACAACCTTGAAAACACTGTAGGACGTATCAGTGACACAATGCAAACTAATCAAATGGCTATGAGTAGAGATATGTGTACTGGTTTTAGCGCAATCAGCAATGAAATCGACCAGACAAGGTACGACAATTTGCAGAACTCTATGACTACTCAGAGAAACATTGACGGAGTAAGCTATAACATTGCACAGTCTACAGCAGAGATTAACGCAAACACTACAGCAGGAATACAGAAAGTGCTTGACGCTATTTGCGGAAATCGTATTGCAGATATGCAGAACCAGATTAATGCTTTGCAGTTACAGAATGCTGTTTCAGGTGTTGTAAGATATCCAAATGGTATGACTTATTCAGCAGGTATGAGTCCATTCTGCGGTTGCAATTCTTGTTGCTAATTTAAACCGAGCGTATTAAGTACGCCTTCTAAGGGTGTATCGTTTTGTTACACCCTTTATTTTTAGGGAGGAGAGTAATTATGTTAGAAGCATATTCATTAAATCAAACAATTTTAACAAATGGTATAATTCCATTTAATTCAGTAGCACTTTTAAAAGGTGAAACAGTACAGCTCAACGGAGTATCCACAATAGAGCTGAATAGATGCGGTGTATATGAAGTTGTATTTAATATGACAGCTAATGCCACGACAGCAGGAAATATAGTTGTTCAGATGACTAAGAACGGAGTTATTCAGCCACAAGCAACGAGAACAATAACAGGTGCCACAACGGCAACTTCTGCTAATGTACCAATTACAACTCTTGTTCAGGTTGCAAAGAATAATACTGATTGTTGCTGTTCAAGTCCTACGATAATTCAGTTTGTAAATGCAGGCGTTGGTGTACTTGCTAATAACATCAATGTAGCTGTAACAAAGCTGTGCTAATATGAATACTGAAAATAATTTAGAATTCTTAGACATACTGAATATTATAGGATTTGTTATCGGTGTAGCAAACTATGAAGAAAATCTCACTCAAGGGGATAAGCAGGATTTAATGCAGGCGTTTGACAAACAAACGTCTACTCTTTTGAGTGATTTGCACAAACATTTAGATGAACAAGATAGAAAAATTGATATGATACTGGAGGTGTTAAACAATGACAAAGATAAAAAAGTTAGTGGAACACATTGAGGACGAATTAAAAGGCGCAAAAGAATATGCAGAAAAATTCGTGACTTGCAAAGTCAAAGGAAATACTCAATGGGCTAACCGCTATAAAGAAATGGCAAATGATGAATTGAAGCACGCTGGATATCTTCATGACAAAGCAGTTGCAGATATAGAGGAAATTTCAAAAACATATACTCCACCTACTGAAATGATGGATATGTGGGAACATGAACACAAAGAATATGTTGAACAAGCTGCCTTAGTTAAACAGATGCTTAGTTTATAGGAGTTGATATATTATGACGTTTGACGAAAGTATACCAGTTGCGCAGAGGCTTGCAGAGTCTGCACTTGCAAAAGGTTTTGACGCAACGGCGTTCATTATATTATGTGAAATTCAAAAACTCAGCCTCTGTCAGACCTCTGAAACGGATGAAGTTCCTGAAAGTAACATTGATGACAGTATTAAACTAATGCTGAAATTTTTCGTTTCATATTATAATGAAAAATCAGTTGACACTCTAAAACAAGTACTAGATACAATAAAACAAGTAGTATCAGAGTTATATCACACTTGCAATTCAGAAAATGAAGTTTCACTCATTCAGGAGTTTGTCGGTGATTTAGCAGATATACTATAAAAATTTTTGCACAATCAAAGAAAATCTTTGGTTGTGCTTTTTAATTGGTTGACAATATTTAATAGATGTGTTAATATTACCATATAAAACAAAAACACCAAACACACAAGAAAGGAGAATACAATGATAAACATTGATATTAGAGAACATAAAAAGTTAGGAGCTAATTTTAGTGCATTTGTATCTTTTGATTATGATAATAGAATAGTTGAAGTTTTGAGAGGCTTACCATTTAAAAATTATGATAAAGATACAACGACTTGGGAGATACCAGTTACAAAGGTATTTTCAGTAATTGAAAGTTTGCAGGATTTTGAAATTAAACTTTTTGGAGAACTTTCAAAGTTAATGCCAAAACCAACTACATTGGAATTACCTACTGGTTTTGAATTTAAAACAAAACCATTTAGCCATCAAGTTGATGGATTACAGTTTGGTTTAGACCACGAGTGTTGGTTTCTCTCGGATGAGCAAGGCTTGGGTAAGACTAAACAAGCAATAGACATTGCGGTAGCCCGTAAGTTAGCTCATAATTATAATCACTGTCTTATTGTTTGTGGCGTAAACACATTAAAGTGGAATTGGGTTAATGAAATTCATACTCACTCAAATGAAGATGCTTGTATTTTAGGTCAGAAAGTAGTTAAAGGAAAAATAAAAATCGGTAGCTCAAAAGATAAGTTCAATGACTTGAATAATATTTCAATGGGAATAGGCGATTACCCATACTTTTTGATAACGAATGTAGAAAGTTTTCGTGATGATGATTTTGCAACGATAGTTTCTACATTGTGCAAAAGAGGGTTAATCAATATGTGTGTAGCAGATGAGATG